TGGCCTGATAAGGTTAAAAACCTTGAGTTGCTTGGGCGTCATGTTTCTGTTCAGGCGTTTAAAGACAACGTCAAAAATGAAGTGACTGGCGCTGATGGAGGACCCGTCAGAACAGAAATTACCAACTTAACGCCGGAGCAGGCTGCAGAGGCGTATAGAAAAATGATGGGCTAAGTATGCCGTTACCATTCCCCTTCGATTTTAAACATCCTGATTACCAGATGGTTTTTGAATGGCGGATGGAACGCCTACAGCGCATTCGCCAGAATCCTGAAATATTGCCTGCACTAAAACAGTTTTACCGAACTAATCCGGCTCAGTTCATCATCGACTGGGGCATGACAACGGACCCGCGTAATATTGATTATGGCCTGCCGGTGACCATTCCGTTTTTACTCTTCCCTAAGCAGGAGGAGTGGATCCACTGGATTATGGAACGCTGGAGCAATCGGGAGAATGGTATTACCGAAAAATCCCGTGAAATGGGGCTCAGTTGGACCGCGATCGGACTGGCATGCTCGCTTTGTCTCTTCAACAAAGAAATGGTTATCGGTTTCGGCTCCCGTAAAGAGGAATACGTCGACAGCACTGGTGACCCGAAAGCATTGTTCTGGAAGGCACGCAAGTTCGTGGAAACGCTACCTGTAGAGTTTCGCGGTTCGTGGAGTGAGAAGAAGCACGCGCCATATATGCGTGTTGAGTTTCCTGAAACTGGTGCCGTTATCAAAGGCGAGGCTGGCGATAATATTGGTCGTGGTGACCGTACCACGCTTTATCTGGTTGATGAGGCTGCATTCCTTCAGCGTCCTCTGCTGATTGATGCGGCGTTGTCACAAACGACGCGTTGCCGTATCGACCTGAGTTCAGTTAACGGCATGGCTAACCCGTTCGCTCAGAAGCGTCATGGCGGGAAGATACCGGTATTCACATTCCACTGGCGGGATGATCCTCGCAAGGATGAAGAGTGGTATCGCAGGGAATGCGAGAAAATCGATAATCCGGTGGTGGTGGCACAGGAACTTGATCTGAACTACAGCGCATCAGCGGAAGGCGTTCTGATTCCATCCGAATGGGTACAGGCTGCCGTTGATGCGCATATCAAACTGGGTATCCAGCCAACAGGCAAACGACTTGGCGCGATGGATGTCGCCGACGAAGGCAGGGACAAAAATGCCTTTTCCACCCGTCATGGCTTCCTCCTGGAAAATGTGCGGGAATGGTCCGGTGTGGGCAGCGACATTTATCAGTCCGTCGAGAAGGTTTTCGGCTTTTGCGAACAGGACAACCTCGAAGAGTTTCGCTTTGACGAGGACGGGCTGGGCGCTGGCGTTCGCGGCGATGCACGCGCTATCAACGAACTGCGTAACGCTGCGCGTCGACCGTCAATACTTGCCACACCGTTTCGAGGTAGTGGCGCGGTATTTGATCCGGATGATGAAGCTGTTCGCGGGGACAACGGGCAAGCCGCACGTCTGAACAAGGACTTCTTCGCTAACGCCAAAGCCCAGAGCTGGTGGCGGTTACGTAAACTTTTTCAGAATACCTGGCGCGCCGTGGTTGAAGGTATGGCTTACAACCCGGACGAAATCATCTCAATCAGCAGTAGCATGGCACTCAAAGATAAACTCATCATCGAGCTTTCGCAGCCGACCTATTCCATTAATGGTGTGGGAAAAATTGTTATTGATAAACAGCCTGATGGAACCCGATCGCCAAACCTTGCCGACTCGGTGATGATCAACTATGCCCCAATGAATTCAGCCCTGAACATCTGGGAGCTGCTAGGGAGACAGGCCTGATGGCACGAAACAAACAAGCCCTGCGGCGAACTGCGCAGGCCACAGCTGATGGTTATGAGAATTTTATTGCCCGCGTAGGGATGCAGACACCTAACCAGCACTCAGCATCCACCTACCGGGCTAATTTCACCAGTCGTAACCGCATGCTGGTGGAATGGTCCTATCGTTCATCCTGGATCATCGGCGAAGCAGTCGATGCTATCCCGGATGATATGACCCGCAAAGGCATTCGCATCACTTCGGAAATTGATGCAAAAGATCGTGGCATTCTCGAATCACAACTGGATGAGTTGCAAATCTGGGATGCGCTGAATGACGTGCTGAAATGGTCGCGCCTCTACGGCGGCGCGGTGGGTTTCATCATGATTGAGGGGCAGGCACCAATGACCCCGCTGCGACCCGAAACCATCGGTAAGGGCAAGTTTAAGGGGATTCTCCCGCTCGACCGCTGGATGATCGACCCGGTACTGACCCGCCGCATTAAAGATATGGGGCCGGACCTGGGTAAACCTGAGTTTTACGATGTGGTGACCACAGCAACGGGAATTCCTGCCTGGCGCATTCATCACAGTCGCCTGATTCGCTTTGATGGCGTCACGCTGCCATTTCAGCAGAAGATGACCGAGAACGAATGGGGAATGTCGGTTGTAGAGCGTATCTGGGATCGTCTTACCGCGTTCGACAGCGCTACTGTCGGCGCGGCGCAGCTGGTCTACAAAGCGCATTTGCGTACCTACAGCGTGGAGAAGCTACGCGAGCTTATCGCACTTGGTGGTCCTGCGTATGAAGCGTTGCTGAAGAATATTGACCTGATTCGACAGTTCCAGAGCAATGAAGGCATGACTCTCATGGACTCGCGGGATAAGTTTGAAACCCATCAGTACAGCTTCAGTGGTCTGGATGACATCCTATCACAGTTTGCAGAACAGATTAGTGGCGCTGTTGGTATCCCACTGGTGCGGTTGTTCGGACAGTCCCCGAAGGGATTTTCTACCGGCGATGCAGACCTTGCCAACTATTACGACCGGGTAAGCTCGTTGCAGGAGAGGCGTTTACGTCTTCCGGTGCGGCGGATACTGGACATCATGCATCGTTCGGAACTTGGCAAGCCGCTCCCGGATGATTTCACGTTTGAGTTTAACCCGCTCTGGCAAATGTCTGATGTCGATCGTTCAACGGTGGCGTTAAATACCACCAACGCAATCAGTACAGCGCTGGGTGATGGTCTGATGACACTGAAAGCCGCTATGACTGATTTGCGCGAAAATTCTGACGTAACCGGCATCGGGGCATCCATTACCGACGAGGACATAGAGAATGCCGAAGATGAAGCGCCGCCCGGCATCGGCGAACCTGATGACGAACCGCAGGAACCGTCAGGCGGAAATCCGGTATCGAACCAGTCTACGCAGGATAGCGCGGGCGGTCGGGGACATCGTAAATGGTCGCTACGATGGTTCAAATGACAGTATCACGGAAATTATTGAGGCGCTGGAACGCTACAGTGAAATCATCACCCCCTGGGCGACAAAGGTCGCGGAAAACTTTACCGCCGACATTGTGCGCAAGAATGATGAGCAGTGGCGTAAACACAGCAAAACCATCAGCCGTGAGCTACGCAATCTGGTAAACAGTGCCCCTCCAGGGCAGGTGATGAAATCCATCGTTGCTGAACAGGTTAAGTACATCAAATCGCTACCCCTCGAGGCGGCTGACAGGGTGTACGACATCCAGAATCGGGCGATAGAAGCTGTTGTTACCGGTGGGAGAGCGGAACATTTTGCTAAAGAAATAGCCGCATCGGGTGATATAGCAAAGTCCAGAGCTGACCTGATTGCCCGTACTGAACTTGGACGTGCAACCGGCGCGCTGGATCAGGCGCGTGCGCTGTCAATTGGTTCGAATGGTTATATCTGGCGTACAGCCGAAGATGGTGACGTCAGGCATTCTCATCAGGAAATGGAAGGTAAATTTGTCGAATGGGGCAAACCTCCAACGCTTGACGGCATGACCGGTCATGCTGGCGAGCTCCCGAATTGTCGCTGTTATAAAGAAATCGTTTTTCCCACCTCCCATTCTTATCCCGCCTGAATCGCAGGTAACCCATGAAATATTTTTTCAATACCCGGCTGGGAGAAACCCGCTACCAGCTGGCTGACGGCTCGTTGCTGTGCAAAGACGTGCCGATAGGACGAACAGGTAAGCAGCTCTATGGTGCTGATGACCTGCCAAAACTGAAACCCGATAAGTTCGGTGAAATAGTCGTCACACGTTCTCCTGAGCAGGTATTCCATCCGGCCACGCTTGCCTCATTCGAAGGGATGAGCATCACGATCCTGCATCCTGAAGATGAAAACGGGAATGTGCGGCTGGTAAATCCCGAGAACTGGAAAGAGCTTGCTGTCGGGCATCTTCAGAATGTCCGGCGCGGGACGGGTGAGCAGTCTGATTTGATGCTGGCTGACCTTATCGTCAAAGACGAAAACGCCATTCAGCTTATCGAAGATGGCCTGCGCGAAGTGTCGTGCGGCTATGACGCAGAGTACGAGCAGACCGAGCCAGGTAAAGCTGAGCAGGTCGATATTACCGGAAACCATGTGGCTCTTGTCCCTAAAGGCAGAGCCGGAAATCGTTGTGCAATTGGAGACAGAGACACAATGGCAAATCAAAAGAAAAACTGGTGGAACCGCATGCGTGCAGCCATCAAGACAGGAGATGCCGACACCATGAACGAACTGGTGGAGTCGGCTCCCGCATCGGTTACAGGAGATGAGGGGGATTTGCCGCAGGGCGTTAATCTCAACATCAACCTGTCCCCGCAGCAACCACTACCGGACAAAGCACCAGAGATGGGTGGAGGTCCAACCGGCGACAGTGATGATGACCTCAAAACATTACTGAAAGCCCTGCTGGCTAAGCTGGAAGGAAATGCCACGGGCGATAACGATAATAAGCCTGACGATAATCCGACCGGTGACGGCGAGGACGATGAAGAGGAAACCACGATTACTGGTGACTCAGCCTGGCGTGCCGAAGTTATCGTTCCGGGTATCGATCTGAGCCGTAAGATGAAACCGACCGAGTTCAAACGCGAGGTTCTGGCTTCCGCAGATAAAACGCTGGTTCGCCAGATCGTCGGTGATGCGGATATCCGCAAATTGCCGAAACAATCGGTCGACATGGCGTTTAATGCCGTGTCTGAGATTGCCAAAGGGCGAAACACCCGCGCCACCACCGGCGATGCACAGCGCCCAAACATGGGCATGACCAGTATCGCTTCCCTGAACAAACAAAACGCTGAATTCTGGGCAAACCGTAAAGGGTAAAAAATGAATAATGTATTTCTGTACCGGATGCCTGTTGGCATTGCCGGGGCCGTCTCTCGCCCGCAGGACTTAACCGTCGAACCGGTGGTCCTTAAATCCGATAACGCCTTCGCTGCCTATGGGCTGGCTGGTAAATACGATGATGACGGTTTTTTCGTACCGCTGGCAGATGGTGATACCGCAGACAAGGTGAAGGGGATCTACGTGCGCCCTTATCCGACCACTTCGCAGCCGGACATGGTTCGCCAGGTGGGGAGTGGCAAGAACTTCCCGGGCGACGCCATGAAGCGTGGCTACGTGACCGTTAATCTCGGTTCTGATTTTGATGCCAGCACCATCAAAAAAGGCGACCCGGTATACGTTGTCGTCTCCACTGATGAATCCATCAAAGTGCCGCTGGGTGGATTCATGGCCACGTCAGTCAGTGGCAAAAACGTGGTGCTGACCAACGCTGAATTCACAGGTGCCGGTGATGCTGACGGCAATGCAGAAATTTCCTGGAAGATTTAAGGAACAGACGAATGATTACTTTTGATCAGGCAACCGTTGACAGCTCTGGTGCCTTTCTCATCGGGGAGCTGGAGCGACTCGACCAGACGCTGAACCTGCCGCTGGTGGGGTACACCTGGACCCGCGATATTCAGCTGCGTGAAGATGTCTCCATCGCAGATGACATTTCCAGCTGGACGAATACCAGCTTCGCCGCTGCGGGTACTGGCGCAAATCCGAATGGCAAAAACTGGGTAGGCAAAGACTCAACCGCTATTGCTGGCGTGAACGTGGATATCGGCAAATCCGGTAACCCGCTGAACCTGTGGGGGATGGAACTTGGCTGGACGGTCATAGAATTGCAGGCTGCTCAGCAGGTCGGCCGCCCGATTGATACGCAGAAGTATGACGGTATGCAACTGAAATGGCAGATGGATAACGATGAACAGGTATATGTTGGCGATTCCGCATTAAACCTGAAAGGCCTTGTTACCCTGGACGGCGTGCCTGTCAACAACGCTGCCAAAACGTGGGCAACCTCAACACCGGACGAAATCCGCGCAAGCATTAACCAGGTGCTGTCTGATGCGTGGGCCGCTTCCGGTTACTCTGTGGTTCCGCGTGATTTGCTGATCCCGCCTGAGCAGTTTGCTCTGTTGTCCAGCATCATCGTTTCATCTGCGGGTAACCAGTCCCTGTTGACGTACCTTCAGACCAACACCATCAGCTATCACCAGAACGGTGTTCCGCTGAATATCCGCGCGGTTAAATGGCTGAAAGGCCGTGGTGTGGGGAAAAAGGATCGCATGGTTGCGTACACCAACGATAAAAAATACGTCCGCTACCCGCTGGTTCCGCTTCAGAGCGTGCCGGTGCAGTATCGCGGTCTGTATCAGATCGTCACTTACTACGGCAAGCTGGGTGCGGTTGAGCCAGTGTATAAAGAAACTCTGTCCTATGTGGACGGTATCTGATAACCAGAATGGCCCCGAAAGGGGCCTGAAGGAAACTGAAATGGCGAAAGAAAAGCTGGTTACCATCCATGTTCACACCCCGTTTACGCTGACGCTCGGCGATCAGTCAAAACAGGAGTTTGGCCGGGGACGACATAACGTACCGGAAGAAGTCGCGTCGCACTGGTTCACCCAGGCGCACTCTGAGCTTTCCGAAAGCGTGATTAGCGACACCGATGATCTGCAACCCATTATCGACGGCCTGCAAGCGCAGATTGCCGACAAAGATAAGCTGATTGCCGATCTGAAAGATGCATTGCTCAAACTGCAGGAGCAGAACGACAGCCTGCAGGCGCAAATTACTGCCGCCCGGGCTGGCGGTAATGGGGCTAAAGATGTCAAAGAATCAAAGTCTGCCAGCGGTAAGTGATTTTCGACGCGACTTCCCGCAGTTTGCTGACCCGGCAAAATATCCCGACGCCCAAATCGGGTTCCGTCTGAATCTGGCCGATGAACTGCTGACCGAAAACGTCACCGGCAAAAAGTTGTTTCCGTACTTTGCCGGATTGTTCGTTGCGCACTACATGACGCTCTGGGCGGCAGACAGCAGAGCGATGCTGGCTGGTGGTCCGGGCGGTTCAACCAATGGTGTTCAGTCCTCAAAGTCCGTTGACAAGGTAAGCGTCAGCTATGACACCAGCGCGACGCTGAATCCTGATGCAGGTTTCTGGAATAACACCCGATATGGCGCTGAATTTTATCAGTTGATCACGATGTTCGGTGCAGGCGGTCGCCAGCTATGAGTTTCAAAAGCGGTGTAACAACGAGGGTGGATAACGCTAAGGCCATTCTGGATGCGCTCAGGTCGTTAACCAAAAAAGATGTGCTGGTCGGCATCCCTTCGGAAGACAGCGGGCGGGATGATGTTCCGTTTGGTAATGCGGGCATCGGTTACCTCAACGAATACGGCTCACCAGAGCAGAACATCCCGCCACGACCTCATCTGGTCCCCGGCGTTAAATCGGCAGAAGAGCAGACGGTGCCGCAGCTCAAAGCCGCGGCGCAGGCTGCTCTTGATGGTAATGCTGCGGGAGCAGAACGCGCACTCAACCGTGCCGGAACGCTGGCCGCTAATGGCGTCAGGCGTTACATGACTATTACCGGCTTTACGCCGCTTGCTGACAGTACTGTTGAAGCCCGGGCTCGTCGGGGGCGCAAGGGGGCAACACTGGAACTTGCCCGGCGTGTTGCTGGCGAATCTCCCGGAACCGATCTGGCGAAACCATTAATTGACACCGGGCAATATCGCAGAGCCATTACCCATGTTGTGAGGGATAAAGATGCCGACTCTTGATGTAACAGATGTGCTTTTTGACCCCGATTTTTGCGACTTCAATTTGTGGGTAACACGCCGAGTGCAAACGGTGGATGAGGACGGGATCGGCAGCGACAGTGAAGTTGAAAAGCAGTTTGCCGGAGTCGTAACTGTTGATCGCTCTCTGGAAAACCGCCGTATGCAGGCAGGGCAGGTAATCAGTGGTGCAATTCTGATTGTGACGACTGAGCGACTGACGCAGGGACAGACTGGCCGTGATGCCGATATCGTGACGTATCAGGGCCGTGATTATCGTGTGACCTTCGTCGACCCGTATACAGCTTATGGGGCCGGATTCGTTCAGGCGCATTGTGAGTTGATGCCGTTTGATGGGGGAACTCCGGTTGAGCAATAACACCAGTACAGAGCGCGGATGGTTAATACCAACCAGTGGCGATCCGGATTATGACGAAGCGCTCGACAGGCTTTTAAGCCAGTGGATGCGTAACGTTTCCGGTCTGTCTGCCGGGATGGTTCGCCCGCGCTGGCAGAAAGAGCAACCGCCACTGCTACCGGCTGAAACGAACTGGTGTGCGTTTGGGGTTATCGGATGGTCAGGTGATGACAGTCCGGCATTCACCAGACAGACCGATGATGGCTCTCAGCTCTGGCGGCATGAAACGATTGAGTGTATGGCTTCGTTTTATGGTCCGGCGGGGATGGTGTATGCGTCCCGGTTTCGTGACGGTATATCTGTACCGCAGAACAACGCAGCACTGAATGCGCTGGGGCTGTCTCTTGGCGATTACACAGGTCTGACTCCCTTCCCTGAACTTATTAATCAGCAATGGGTCCGCCGCTACGATATGACGGTGCGTCTGCGCCGGAAGGTTGTGCGCGAGTACGGTATTAAATCGCTGGTGGAAGCACCAGTCATCTTTTTCGGAGATTAAGCTATGGCACAGGGCTTGCCTGTATCAAACGTTGTTAATGTTGATGTGATCATGTCGCCGCGTGCAGCATCAGGGCGAAATTTTGGTGCATTACTCATTCTCGGCCCGTCCACAATCATTCCGGTAAGTGAGCGCATTCGCCGTTATTCTGCCGCGGAAGATATTGGAAAAGATTTTGGCGTGGAATCACCAGAATATAAGGCTGCGCAGGTGTTTTTCTCACAATCACCGAAGCCTCAGGAGGTTTTTGTTGGTCGTTGGGTGAAAACGAAGGGAGACAGCGAACAGGCCACGCCTGAGACGCTGGAGCAGGCTGTGAATGCCATGCTTGATTATACCTCATGGTATGGGCTGGGGATTGCAGACGATGCAGATATTCCGGATGCAGACTGGCTGAAAGTGGCTGCGGCGATCGAATCCTCTTCTGTAAGCCGTATTCTGGCGATTACGACAAGCGATGAGAAATGCCTGCAGACTGCATCCAGCGATGATTTGGCATCAAAACTGAAAACCGCCGGATATTCACGCAGTTTTATTCAGTATTCATCGGGTAATAAATACGCTGCGTTATCTGCATTTGGCCGGGCATTCACGGTTAATTTCAATGGCAGTAATACCGCGATTACGCTCAAGTTTAAGCAGGAGCCGGGTGTCGGGTATGAAACACTGACAGTCAGCCAGGCATCGGCACTTGATGCAAAAAACTGCAATGTATTCGTGTACTACCAGAATGATACAGCTATCCTCCAGCAGGGAGTGATGACCAACGGTGATTTCTTTGATGAACGCCACGGCCTGGACTGGTTACAGAATTATGTGCAGACCAACCTCTATAACCTGCTTTATACCAGCACCACGAAAGTTCCCCAGACTGAAGCCGGTATTACCCGACTGTTATCAAGTGTTGAAAAATCACTGGATCAGGCCGTTCAGAATGGACTGATTGCTCCGGGCGTATGGAGCGGGGGCGACCTTGGTCAGTTGTCATCAGGTGACACACTGCCCAAAGGTTATTACGTATACGCCCAGCCGCTGGATGAACAGGCACAATCAGAACGTGAAGCCCGTAAGGCTCCGGTGATTCAGGCTGCAATAAAACTTGCAGGCGCGGTTCATTACGCTGACGTACAGATTAACGTTGTTCGCTAAGGGGAAGTGAATGTCTACCTATTCTTTTATGGATGTCACTGCGACGCTGACCGGGCCGACCGGTTCGATTGACCTCGGGTACGGTTCTGCAAGTTCTGAAGAGGGGATTGTGGTTGCGATGGGCGGTCCTAAAAACACCATGACCATCGGTGCTGATGGCGAAGTGATGCACAGTCTCCATGCAGATAAAAGCGGGACGATTACCGTTAACCTTCTGAAGACATCACCGACAAATAAAAAATTGTCGCTGGCGTATAACGCACAGAGCCAGTCTTCTGCCACATGGGGGAATAACGTTATCGTGATCCGCAACAAGGTCAGCGGCGACATCATCACGGCACGCAGTGTTGCGTTCCAGAAACAACCGGATAACGCCAACGCTAAAACCGGTAATACGATGCCGTGGGTGTTTGACTGCGGCAAGATTGACCAGGTTCTCGGGGAGTTTTAATACATGGAATTCGAAATCAAAGGCGTGAAATATCGCGTGGCAAAACTCAGCGTTTTTGACCAGCTGAAAGTGACCCGCAAACTTCTGCCGGTGCTGGCAGGAATGATGTCAGATTTCGGGAGCATTCGCTCCCGTTTGCCTGCTGATGGCAAAATCGACACCGTGAAATTCGAGCAGTTAAAACCGGTGTTTGAAACCATGCTCCCGCGTATCGCTGAGGAACTGTCTTCCCTGACCGAAGATGACACCGATGCGATTATTCATCCCTGTCTTGCGGTGGTATCGCGGCGTCATATGGACGGATGGGTGCCGGTATTTACCCAGGGCGAACTGATGTTTGATGATATTGACTTGCTGGTCATGCTTCATCTGGTGGCGCGGGTGGTCGCCGATTCGCTGGGAAATTTTTTGCCTACACCCCTTACCAGCACGACGCAGAGCCTGCAACAGGGCTGACGTTTAACAGCCTGCCGGACGGGCTGTCCTACCTTCTCAATCCGGTTGACGCCGGGTTAATTCCTTATACAGCACTTAAAGATGGCTCTGTCGATTTGTACGATATTGCTCTTTTGAATGACCATCTGGCGGTAAAAGCGGATAACCAGCGGCGCATTGAGAAATGGAGAGAGGATAATGAACGCTGAAACTATTAAAGATTTCCTCGTCTCGCTTGGCTTCAGTGTGGATGATGCAGGAGCGAAAAAGTTCGGTTCTGTCCTCGCCGGTACAACTGCAAATGTCATCAAAATGGGGCTGGCCGTCGAAGGAGCTGCGCTGTCCGTGGTGGCCTTCACGGCTAAGATCGCCTCCGGTCTGGATAATCTTTACTGGGCGTCACAGCGCACCGGAGCGACAGTCCAGGGAATTCAGTCTATTGGCTATGCGGTTTCGCAGGTTGGCGGCAGCGTGGACGCTGCGCGATCTTCTCTGGAAAGCCTCTCCCGGTTTATTCGCAACAATCCCGGTGCAGAAGGCTTTCTGAATCGCCTGGGCGTACAGACCCGTGATGCCAGCGGTAACATGCGTGACATGGCCGCTATCTTTACGGGCGTTGGACAGAAACTCAGTAGCATGCCGTATTACCGGGCTAACCAGTATGCGCAGATGCTGGGTATTGACGAAAATACCCTGATGGCGGTGCGTCGCGGTGTGGGTGGCTTCTCCGGGCAGTACAGCGCAATGGCGAAAGCTATCGGCTTCAATGCTGACGAGGCGGCCAGAAGCTCCAACAAATTTATGACCTCCCTGCGTGAGTTTAGCGCGATGGCAGGCATGGCCCGTGACAAAATCGGCTCTAATCTTGCGGGTGGACTTGCGGGTTCGCTGGACACCCTGCGCCGCCATATCCTGGACAACTTCCCTCGTATCGAGCAGACCCTGACGAAAGCCATAAAAGGCATTCTGGCGCTCGGGGATATTATCGGGCGGCTGTTCTTCAGACTGATTGAGGGGACATCAGGCCTCATCACCTGGTGGCAATCGCTGGATAAGCAAACGCGGGAGTTGATCTCGCTGTTTGGCGCACTGACGATTGCGCTGCGCATTCTGAACAGTACGTTCTGGATGTCGCCGGTTGGCCTCATTACCGCGCTGGCGGCGGGGATTGCCCTCCTGTGGGAGGACTATCAGACCTGGAAGGAAGGCGGCGACAGCCTGATTGACTGGGGCAAGTGGAAACCGGAGGTCGATGCCGCGCTGAAGATGGTTCGTGACCTTAAAACGACCGTTAACGATCTGGCGAAAGCGCTGGCGAAACTACTCAATATTGACCCCAAATCATGGTCCCTGAAGTGGGATTTCAGCAACTTCATCGACCAGATGGGCGAATTCAGCAAAATGCTGAACATGATCGCCGACCTGCTCAACGCTATCAAAGATGGACGCTGGGCTGATGCCGTCAGCATCGGCAAACAGATACTTAATCAGGGCAGCGAAAATCCGTCAGCGATGCCGATGGTTACAGACAGCGCTAACAGTACTGCCGACTGGATTAAAGAGCACTGGGGATTCGATCCCCGCAGCGTGGGCCGGACGGTACGCGGCTGGTTTGGTGATGATGAGCCGGAACAACATGCACAGGCTACGAAACGAGGAGAACGGAATAACAATCCGGGAAACCTTAATTTTGCTGGTCAGGCTGGGGCTTCTCTTGAACGCCCGGGCGGGCGATTTGCCAGATTTGAAACTGCCTTTGATGGATTACGGGCTCTTGCTCGTCAGTTAATGCTGTACGCCGGACGGGGAATAAACAGTGTGGAGAAAATTATCTCTACCTGGGCACCTGCGTCTGATAATAACAACACAACTGCGTATATCAGGGCTGTATCGCAACGACTGGGAGTGGATCCCCGGGCTGCCCTGAATATGAGCGATCCGCAAACCATGTCAGCATTGATGAGCAGCATTATCCAGCATGAAAATGGAAGAAATATCTATTCTCGAGAGCTGATTAATAAGGCTGCCGTGGCGGGAATTAGTGGCAAAATGACAGAGGTTAACCAGCAAAATACCTACCACATTTACGGTGGCGGAGATCCGCACGCTGTCGGTAATGAGGTTGCACGTCGGCAACAGTCTGCAAATGCTCAGGTCATGCGAAGTAATCAGGTGAGGGTGGGTTAGTGGATATTCTCTCTACACTTTTTCATCAGCAGAGCAGAAAAATAGGAATGATTGTTCCCAGTGTTGTTATTTCAGAGAAGCATACAGATATGCTTGAAATAACAGAGCATCCGGTAGAGGTCGGGGCCGCTGTCGCTGATCATGCCTATAAAAAACCGTCAGAAGTGGTGATGGAGGTTGGTTTCGCCGGTGGCGGCGCATTGCTGGATTTTGCCAGTAATCTGACGGCTACCAGCCTGCTCGGCCTGAGTCCTCAGCAGACGTATCAGGAGCTACTGGGTCTGCAGGAAAGCCGTATCCCCTTCGATGTGGTAACCGGTAAACGGCTGTACAGCAACATGTTGATCCGGGCGCTGGAAGTGACGACGGACAAGACAACCGAAAACGTCCTGTCCGCCGTCCTCACCCTGAGGGAGGTCCTTATCTCCCGGACGCAGCAGATTACCGTCGCGGATAAAACCAACATGAAGGAAGGGGCCAGCACGTCGGCGGTACAGAACAGCGGCAACAAAACCACCAAGCCTCCAGATACTTCACTGCTGAAAAGCATCACGGGTAACGTGGCGTCATTACTGGGGGGCGGCTAATGACAATTCAGGAAATTCCGCTGACAGCGGACAACCAGCAGTTCAGCATCGTCCTGGGGGGTGTCACCTGGCGGATTAGCATCATATGGCGCGATCTGTACTGGATTATGGACCTGCAGAACGACAGAGGGGAGCCGGTAATCTCCGGTATTCCTCTCGTCACTGGTGCTGACCTGCTGGCGCAGTACGCCTGTATGGGACTTGGTTTTAAGCTGGTGGTGGTCTGCGATGACAACACACAGGATTACCCCACAAAAACTGACCTGGGCGGTCGCAGCCATTTACTGGTATCAACGGAGTAAGCATGTCACAGAACTGGATGAGACATTTCGAGCTGCAGCTTGTGGACGGGAACGGTCAGGGAATTGAGCTAAGTGATTTCAAAGTCACCTTTACGATCGACTGGTTCAACATCAGCAGCGCGTCCCGGGTAGGGACTATCAAAATTTATAACCTCTCGGCAGATACTGTGAACCGAATCACCGGGCAGGAATTTTCGAAAGTGCGTCTGATTGCCGGTTACGACGGTATCGCGCCGGAGGTGTCAGCAAGCGACGTCGGGACCGTGCGGGAAGTTGACGCGGCGGACGTGGGCCAGAGAGATGGCCGCAACTACGGACTGATTTTCAGCGGTGAAATTCGCTACTCGGTCACAGGAAAAGACAGTCCGGTTGATTCCTACGTCCTGATTCAGGCAGCAGATACTGATCTGGCTTTTGCCACCAGTATAACCTCACAGACGCTGGCTGCCGGTTACACGGTCGCTGATGTAAACCGTGCGCTGATGAAAGACTTCGAAGCCAAAGGCGCGACCGAAGGCCTGACGCCTGAAATGCCTGCTACTGTATTCCCCCGGGGGCGGGTGCTCTTTGGCATGACGCGGCATCTAATGGATAACGTAGCCGGGCAATGTGGCGCAACATGGCAATTCGTGGATGGTCAGCACCAGATGGTGGCGAATAACGAATATGTTCACGAAGCGATTGTGCTCAACAGCGCTACCGGGCTTATTGGCATGCCGCAGCAGACCATCGGCAACGGCGTAAACGTCCGCGCGCTTATTAATCCGAACATCCGGGTTAACGGGCTCATTCAACTGGATCAGGCTTCCGTATATCGTACCGCGTTGTCGAACAACGATATTGCGATGGCTGGTGGGCAGATCACCGACCAGAACACGGACGGAAATATTACGCTAAGCGGCACCATATCGCAGCCTGCCAGCATCGCAACGGATGGCGTTTATATTGTGCGCGGGATTATGTACACTGGCGACACAAGGGGCCAGGCGTGGTACATGGATATGATGTGCGAAGCGCGCGGTGCGGCGGATCTTCGTTCGGCGTCGTCTTTACAGCGTGAGGTAGGATAGTGAAAAAGTGGATTGTTATTGGACTCTGTTTCCTTCCGGGGTTCGCATTTGCTGCGAATCCTGGCGGTGTCACGCTTCAGTGTGGTGGCTACAAATTAGAGTTGATTCCTGATTCATTGTTCAGGATTAATGGTGAGACAGTTACCTCCCAGAAAATCAAAACGCTCGGCAACGGTAATGGAATGAAGGCGGATATGGGGCTTATGCCAGCCAAAGACGGTAACAACTACGGCTTTGAATACATTCGTCGCCCTGGTACCGAAACGCGATTCCTGAATGTCCAGCTTCTGCAGAACAGCATGGATGCGCCGAAAATCATCGGATCTTTCCCTTGTAAAAAAGTGGCTGGGCGATGATTTTTGACGTCCATAATATTATGGATGAACTGTTGCCAATTGCGCTAAATTTAACAAAATAATACTGGTTAACGCATTTTTTGAACCATCTGTACACAGTAGTTGTCTATACTTTACCTTAAAGGTAAACTCTGCGCTCCACTGATGTTCACTATGGGGGGGGATATGAGGAAAATCGTTAATCGTTACTTAGCCGCTGCCGGTAGTGTTATGGACATTATGCCGACTACAGATTACTGGCAATATGCTGCTTCTGGATCTGATTGTCGGGCAATAAGAAGTGATGTTAAAGTCATTGCAAGTGACATGAACAGAGTTATCAGGTATGAGTTCAAAACCCCGCAAGCAGGCGGCCGTTCTCAAAAAGCATCAGGAAAACAAAGCGTCGCAAAAAGCCGTTCCTGATTCGGATGGTATCGACGAAGATATTGATTCCTCGGAATATGATGAGTCTCAGGAAGTAGTGGAAAAGCTGTCTGCAGTTGCCAACCTTGATCCTGAGCTAAAATCGAAGTTAACACCTGAACTTCTTGAGAGAGTTTCTAAGAACCCGAAGGTTATTGCCATGTTTCAGCAGGAGTCTTTTCAGGGACCACTCCCACCTCCTGCTATGCTCTTACAATATAATCAAATATTACCCGGCGGCGCTGAGAGAATTTTCAGGCTAACCGAAAAAGAGCAAGAGCATAGGCATAAGACGCAAAGTGATGCATTACTTGGTGCGGTTTCACGCGACAAACGTGGGCAATGGATGGGATTTTGCATTGCAATGGTAGTGCTTATAATGGCTGCGTTTTTTGCTAATCGCGGTAACACTTGGTTCGCAGGTACTCTTGCTACTTTAGATCTCGTAGGATTAACTACAGTGTTTGTTTATGGTAGGAAGAAACCTAAATAATCCATACATCCTTTCAAACCCGCTTCGGCGGGTTTTTTGCTTTCTGGAGCCTACTAAATGGCCGTATCTGACCAGACCCGCAGCGGCGACCTTGCCGAAACATTCAAATCTGAACGGGAAACAACAAAGAACCAGATCCGTGTCGCCTTGCCTGGCATTATTCAGTCATTCGCTCCTGATGCGGTGACGGCGGTTGTACAGCCTGCTATCCGTTACGTTGAAATTGATAACGACGGCAACCGCATTACCAAAAATTACCCATTGCTGGTGGATGTGCCAGTGGTATTCCCGCGTGGCGGAGGCTGTACGCTAACGTTTCCAGTTAAAGCCGGTGATGAATGTTTGGTGATTTTTGCCGATCGTTGTATTGATTTCTGGTGGCAGAGTGGCGGGATACAGGAGCCGGTCGATGACAGAATGCATGATTTATCGGATGCGTTTTGTATTGTCGGTCCCCAGTCGCAGGCAAGGAAGATTAGCGGTATTAATACCAGTGCCACACAGTTGCGTAGTGATGACGGCAGCACCTATTTTGAGCTTAATCCTGATACCAGGAAAATTAAAATTGTCGCTCCGGGGGGCCTTGATGTGGTTGCCCCTCTGGCTGATTTTTCTGAGAAAGTAACCATTCATGGCCTGTTAACCTGGATGGGAGGCATGGTGGGGTCTGTTGTTTCTGGTGTGGCTTCAAAAATCACTGGTGCTGTTGAGTTTTTGGGTAGCGTGAAGGCTAACGGCAAGCCAATCGATGATACGCACACTCATGGTGGTGTTCAGCGCGGTGGAAGCAATACCGACGGAGTAAACTGATGCGATACAGACGTGAAGACGCCGATGGCGATTACACCTTTGGCAGCGGTGATGACACCTGGCTGATTAACTCACCGGAGGCCGTGGCGCAGGCGGTAAAAACGCGATTCGAATTGTGGTATGGGCAATGGTTTCTCGACACCACTGAGGGGACTCCGTGGATCCAGTCCGTACTCGGTAAGCAGAAGCCGGAAACCTACAACCTGGCGATCCGTAAGCGCATTCTGGAAACGCAGGGCGTTAAATCAATCCTCTCTTTCAATACGACGGTGGATACCACGACCCGACGTGTCATGTTTTCCGCTGAAATCGACACTCTCTATGGAATAACGACTGTTACATCGGAGGCGTAATGGCTCTGAACCTTGATTCTCTCGGTTTATCTGCAAAGGTAACCGCGGAGGGGATCAGTGCGCCTGATTATCAGACGATACTCAGCACCCTGATTAGCTATTTTCAGCAGATTTATGGCAGTGATGCCTACCTCGAACCGGACAGCAAAGACGGCCAGATGGTGGCTCTGATGGCGCTGGCGATTCATGATGCCAATAATATGGCGATAACTGTCTACAACTGTTTTTCACCGGCAACCGGCTATGGGGCTGCACTGACCAGTAACGTGAAAATAAATGGTATTTCACGTAAAGGCGCGACGAACTCTACGGTTGATTTGCTTCTTACAGGAACTGCCGGAACAACCATCATTAATGGCAGCGTGAAAGACAGTAATAATGTGATATGGCGTTTGCCTGCTTCAGTGGTGGTCGGCGTGGATGGTACAGTGATGGTGACCGCAACATGTTCCGTCAGTGGTGCAGTGGCGGCGCTGGCTGGAACTATCACTGAAATTAATACGCCAACCCGTGGCTGGGTTTCGGTAACCAATCCTGCTGCGGCTACTGTGGGCACTCCAGCAGAAACTGATGCTGAGTTACGTATCCGCCAGTCGCAAAGTGTTGCGTTGCCATCATTAACCCCATTTGAAGCACTGGATGGTGCTGTTTCTAATGTTATCGGTGTAACCCGCCACAAACTCTATGAAAACGATACTGGTTCGGAGGACGGTAACGGATTACCGCCACACTCTGTTGCTGTAATTGTGGATGGCGGTGATGTGACGGATATTGCTCAGGCTATCAGAGGGAATAAAGGCCAGGGGACAGCCACTCACGGTACAACATCCGTTACGGTTCCGGATAAATACGGCAATCCCCATGTAATCAAATTCTCGCGTTCCAGTGATGTGCCTGTTTATGCCCGGATTAAATTAAAAGTTTTTACGGGTTATACCTCACAGATAGGACAGCAGATCCAGCAGGCTATTTCCGACTATATCAATAGTCTGACGATTGGTGATTCGGTCCTTTTGAGTCGCATTTACTCACCGGCGAATCTTGGCGTGGTGAGTGGCGGGAATGCACGCTATTACGATATTCAGGAACTGACGATTGGGAAATCCCCGGGGGCTTTGTCGTCATCAAACATTGATATCAGATACAACGAATCTGCGTCCTGTACCCCGGAAAATATCGTTATAACGGTGGAGTCATGAGCAAATACACCGAACTAATCACGAACTACCACGCCACCAAACCTAAATTTCTTGCACATGTTGATCTGATGACCCGGCCGCTTATTGATGTTGCGGCTGCCACCAGAGGGCTGATTACTGCATTTGATATTGACTCTGCGGTTGGTGTGCAACTTGACATTCTTGGATTGTGGATCGGACGTAGCCGTGTTGTCAGCCAGCCTATCTCAGGTGTCTATTTCAGCTGGGATACCGACGGGCTTGGATATGATCAGGGGGTATGGCAGGGGCCATATGATCCTGATTCAGGATACATGTATCTCAGCGATGAAACTTATCGTGTCATTCTTAAAGCGAAGATTGCGATTAATAACTGGGACGGACGGAATGATTCGCTTCCGGCAATCCTTGACGCTGCAACAGCAGGATCCGGACTGCGAATGCAGATTGTCGATAACCAGGACATGACGATATCGGTCTGGGTCTTTCCTGATACTGATATTTCAGATGTATCGCGTGAGTTAATTGCTGCAATTAAACAGGGATATCTCACAGTAAAAGCCGCCGGGGTGTGGGCGGGTGGCATTGAAACACCTTCGGTGGAAACCCCATCGGAAGGTTCAAAATTTTTTGGTTTTGATATGGATAACGAATTTATCAGTGGTTTTGATCTAGGGGCATGGGGAGTATTACTCTGATGGCGAAAAATGACTTTAAAGCGTTTGCAACGGATCGAAATGCCAATGTTATATCGCAGGAGGAATGGGAAGCGTTGCCCGCGCTTTTATCCGGATTTACAGCAGGGAAAGCCTCCAGTGCGCAAGTCAATAAGGTTATTCGGCAGGCCAGCTTTATTGCTGCAGCTCTGGCCCAGTTTGTAAGTGATAAAACGCAACGGGATGTGCTTGATAATGGTGATCTGCCCGGTTTTGTTGAATTGCTGGGATCGGGGTTTGCTGTTGAATACCTGAGCCGCAAGAATCCGTTTGGTGATATCAAATCGGATGGCACGGTGAAAACGGCTCTCGAAAACCTTGGTTTGGGAGAAGGTTCAGCATTACCTGTTGGTGCACCTGTTCCGTGGCCTTCAGAGACACCTCCAACAGGCTGGCTGAAATGCAACGGAGCAGCTTTTTCTGCTGAAGAATACCCGGAACTGGCAAAGGCTTACCCGACAAATAAATTGCCTGATTTACGTGGTGAGTTTATTCGTGGCTGGGATGATTCTAGAGGGATTGATACGGGGCGTTCATTGCTAAGTGGTCAGGCTGCAACATTTATTCGTACAGCTTTGCAGGATTATTACGGTTACGATCTGAATACTAATGTCAAAGTAGGTATCGCTTTTGCTACTGCTGATTCTGTTATAACTGTTGGAAACCCAGCTAATCCTAAAGCAGGAAATAATAGCGATTATGTTCCTGCATCAGCAGATAACTCCATAACGGGTACTCAAAGGACAGCGGAGGATAATTTTACCGGGGCATGGATATCAATGCGCCCTCGTAACCTTTCATTTAATTACATCGTGAGGGCTGCATAATGGATAATGCCGTATTAAATAGCGAGTTTATTGCCACGAAGGCGGGGGATATTACTGTCTATAATTATAATGGTGAAACACGAGAATATATTTCCACATCAACTGAATATCTTGCTGTTGGTGTCGGTATTCCGGCATGTTCCTGTTTAGATGCACCAGGAACATATAAAGCTGGTTATGCCATCTGCCGCTCTGCGGATTTAAACTCATGGGAATATGTGCCAGACCATCGCGGAGAAATCGTCTATAACACCGAAACGGGAGAATCGAAAGAAATCACAGATCCGGGTGATTATCCTGAAAATACAACCACTATGGCCCCGTTAACGCCATACGATAAATGGGATGGTGAGAAATGGGTGACAGACACCGAGGCACAACACAGTGCCGCAGTAGAAGCGGCAGAAGCACAGCGCCAGTTACTGATTGATGCTGCTATGGCTTCCATTAGTCTGATTCAGTTGAAATTACAGGCCGGACGTAAACTGACGCAGGCAGAAACAACCCGATTAAACGCTGTGCTGGATTACATTGACGCGGTGACAGCAACAGATACCAGCACCGCGCCAGATGTCGTCTGGCCTGAACTGCCAGAGGCGTAGACTGGGTGGCTAATTGCATCAGGAGTTCATCGCCAGAAGGCGGCGATCATCTATGATGTTGGCGTATCGACTTTGTATAAGAAGTTTCCGGTCGGAGATGAATGAAACCGTAGCACGTCGTATGCAAGAACGTGCCACGGCTGGCTGATGGACGTTCGATAGCGCGAGTTTGAATGAAAATCAGCCGGAGGTGATTTTACATAATTGCTACGGAATTATTCAATACAGGGATTGCCTGTGTATGCATGGATTGACCTGAAATATTCCCGAAAATTTCTCTAAAAAACTCGAAAAAAATGGTAACTAATTGAATGCATTAATATGTAATGGTACGTGTCAGGGATTAAAAGATGAGCATGAATTTATTTAATGCATTGATTCTAAAGGCTTTTGTTGCTTATTGACGAAAACAGGAATCGTGTTCGGTCTCTTTTTATCTGTTAAAAGCCAGAAGCATTCCCTTCGCTGACTTTATAGTCAACCATAACACACACTCTACTGTTTGAGTCCAGCGTTTTTTAACATTCTTGTTAAGATTATGTGATCTTTAGCGCGGGAGGAAAATATTGATGAAACAGCCTGCGCCCGTTTATCAGAGAATTGCGGGTCATCAATGGCGACATATCTGGCTTTCAGGCGATATACACGGTTGTCTTGAGCAGTTGCGCCGCAAATTATGGCATTGTCGTTTTGATCCGTGGCGAGATTTACTTATCTCAGTGGGAGACGTTATCGATCGTGGGCCGCAAAGTTTACGTTGCCTGCAGTTACTGGAACAACATTGGGTTCGTGCGGTAAGAGGCAATCATGAACAGATGGCGATGGATGCGCTGGCATCCCGGCAGATGTCTTTATGGTTGATAAATGGCGGCGACTGGTTTATTGCGCTGGCAGATAATCAACAGAAACAAGCGAAAACGGCGCTGGAAAAATGTCAGCATTTGCCCTTTATTCTTGAATTACACAGTCGCACCGGCAAACATGTTATTGCTCATGCCGATTATCCAGATGATGTCTATGAATGGCAAAAGGACGTCGATTTGCATCAGGTCTTGTGGAGCCGCTCGCGATTAGGTGAACGCCAAAAAGGGCAGGGAATTGCAGGTGCTGATCATTTCTGGTTTGGTCATACACCTTTGTGCCATCGCGTGGATATTGGCAACCTGCATTATATTGATACCGGTGCTGTCTTTGGGGGAGAACTGACTCTTGTGCAATTGCAATAATTAAAAATCACCGTACTCCTGTGCAGGTCGCCAGAAACCATCTATAAAATCCTCAATCGGAAAACAACCGCCATGGCGGATCCGTTGATCGCTCATAGAATAGAGACACTGCTGTTCCGTGTTGTAGATATCCACAACAATATCTTCACAACCGCCATCCAGGTAGCAAACAAAAAGTACCAGCGCGAACATTTCATCCCCGAAGTGTGGTGCCGTACCGTTAAGTTTAGGAGAGATTTTACAACGGGGGAATAACCAGGACAAATAACCCGCCAT